AATTTCGGCAATCATGTAGCTGATATATTCGCTAAGCTCGAAGGCACTAACACCTATAACTTCTTTGATAACATGCAGGAGTATACCAGAGCCAAAGGTGTGTCTCTGTTTAATCGCAAAGTATCTGCTATAGCTAAAGACCGTAAGCTAAAAAAGTCTGAGGCAACTAAGCTTGCAGGAGAAGATACTACCTCTTTTGTGCAGCTCCACAGCGGCGGCATCGGTAATGTTATGGAGTCTGGGACAGCTATGCCTGGAGGTCTGAGACTTGCAGATAGAGCTACGCCTAAGCAGGCAGCTAAATTCATAGACCGCCAGTCATTTAGCTTGGCTCGGCCTGTAATCTCAGGTGCGGTACGTAATCCTAATGAGATAGAGGCAAGACAGATCTGGGCTGCAGGTCTACCTACTGCTGCACTACAGAAAACTAAGCTGGTTAATGTTGGTGACTTGCCTCTTATGCGAGAGCTAGTTAAGCGTAAGATAACTGGCACTCTTATTGATTTCGGTCAGGGAGATGTTAGGCAGATATTAGATACTAAGCAGCTGGAAGATATCTATACAACTGCGCAGACTGACCTGTTTGAATCTCTTATAGAGAAGAAAGCTACCACGCATTTTATGGAGCTGGCTACTGATATAAGACAGGATTTTATTGAGGGCGTAGCTAAGTATTCAGATGACGCAGATATGTCTAAGAACTTCTCAGCTCAGGAGAGTTATGCAGCAGAGCTATCTACTCACACTGGCACACCTATAGATGCGTTAGATCTCCATTCTGTTCCCAAGTTCATGAAAGCTTCTTATAGACCTAATGTAACAGATGAAAGCGGCAATGTCCTAAGAGGTATGCAGGCTATTAAGTATCAGGAGCTAACTTATCAGGCATCTGCGAATCGAGCTACTGCAGGCTACTTCGGTGCTTATGATGACCTGTTCCTAGAGTATAGTGAAGATGCTATGCGGAACTCTTGGATGGGAGGTTCTGGCCAAGGCAGGTTCACTAATGCAGGCGGAAGCTACGGGTCTACTGAAGCTATAACCTCAGCTAACGGAAATATATTCTCAGAGGCTAAGAAGTTTAAGATTGAGCAGGTGCACGCAGAGTTTGATACGCATCTGCAAGCACTGGTAAGCAACCCAGAAGATGCTCTACGCTGGTCAGTAATTAATGAGATCGTGGCTAATCATGGAGAGAAGTTTGTGCTTAATGCGGATGGCACAGCTTTAGTTCCTAGGAAGATACGAGACTGGGAAGCTGCGATAGAAGGCGGAGCTGATATACCTAAGCCAGCTTTGATGGAAGGTACACAGGAGTTTATTGAGCTGCCTTCGGTAGCAGTGCAGGATCTAGCCAAGCTTCATATCAAACGCTCTGCCTCTGTTAATAAGCATATGGGCAGACTCGCAGCGGCGCAAGGTAATGAGAGCCGTAAGTTTGGGGATACTTTCTACCCAGTACGCAGAGATCCTAAACAGTTTAAGCACGTAGCATTTGTCATTGACCCTAAGCTATCAGGCGTAGGTCATAAGAAAATGATTATGGCTAGAACTGGCGAGGAGCTAGATAAGCTTATAGCTAAAGTCCCGCCTCAATATAAGACAACTACTCTTACTCAGTCTGATGAGTTCTTCCAGGCTAAGGGAGATTGGATGTATGATAGATCATTACACGAGAATTATTTAGACGCAGACTTACAGTCGGCAGGTATCCGATCTAACTTTTTCCCCGATACAGATCCGCAACGTATAGCAGATGATCTCTTACAGCATCATATAAGACAAGAGCATACTGTCTTGCGTGAAGCTATGGCAACCAAGTTCCAGAAATTTATTGGAGAGATGGAAAAGCAAGGTAAGTTATTTGCAACTGAGCACGGATCTAGTACAGATCACATATCTAAGCTCTCGGTCTCTACTACAAATAACCCTTACATGGCACAGGTTAAGTCTCTGTTTGATATATCTAGGCTAGAAGATGCCCCAGACTGGTGGCTCTCAGTTAACCAGCAGCTAGATAAAAGCGTATCTCAGATCTGGAATAAAGCTACTGAGATCTCTCACTCAGCTAAGTTTGCGGAACCAGAGAAACTGGATCAGATTAATGCGGTATTTGAGGAGGCGGGATTTAAGTCAGCCTACTACGATGCAGCTCTTAACACTTTGGCTAATAGTCGTATACCTCAAGGAGTCTTGACTAAGTTTGTACGTAAGGCTAACGCATTCTTAACCAATACAGTTCTTAGACTTGATGCATTCAATGCTTTAAATAATAAGCTCGGTAACTTAGTTATTATGAGTGCTGAGATGTCTTCTCTTATCAAAGCTATTAAGACTGGAGATGAAGGCACAGCAGGTGAGTTAAGTAAGTTAATGGATCTGGCTGTTCCAGGAGGTGAAGGTGCCAAGATACTTTCTCCTACAAAACTTATATCTAATTCCTATAAGCTTCTTCACGGCAAAGACTCAGCAATTCTGTTTGACCAGTTATCTAAGCACGGTCTTGTACCTGAGATGATGGATCAGTATCGTAAAGGTATTGATGCCATGACACTATCTGGGACCGAGACAGTTAAGGATATGTCTAAGAGATCTGCACAGCTAGGTAAAGTTATGACAGACTTTGCTGAGTGGGGAGCTAAGAAGTCAGGTAACGAATGGTCAGAGAAAATGAACAGAGCTGTGGCTGCAGTTACTATGAAACAGATCACAGACTTAGCAGTTAAAGCCGGGCACATAACAGAGAAAGAGTCTTGGTCTTATATCAACACTTTTGTCTCCAGACTTAACGGAACCATACGCGCATCTGAGCGACCTCTTATGTTTCAGGGGCCAATAGGGCAAGCTATGGGACTATTTCAGTCTTACCAGCTTAACTTAATTCAGCAGACTCTTAGGCATGTAGGAGAGAGTCGAGGTAAGTCTCTTGCTATTATGGCAGGGATGCAGACTTCTATCTATGGAGCTAGCAGCTTACCTGGATTCCATTTTATTAATACATCTCTTGTAGGTAACGCATATGGAAACCTTGAGCACAAAGACTTATATACTGGATCTTCTGATATCTTTGGTGACGAAGGTGCGGAGTGGCTTATGTATGGCGCTCCTAGTAATATACTTAATGCTTCTTTATATACTCGGGGTAATACCAATCCCAGGACATGGCATATTGTACCTAACCCCACCAATCCGGGGGACTTACCTTTTATATCAGGTATAGCTAAAGCTACTTCTTCTGTATTAAATGCGACAAAGAAAGTAGCGGATGGCGCCCCTGTATTTGAGTCGTTCTTAGGGGCTGTTGAGCATCTAGGTATCTCAAGACCGCTTGCAGGTCTGGCTGCTTCTGCCCGAGGCATTACTAACGAAGGTGTAGCGTTCACTACTCAGCGTAGCGGTAACTTCTTATATGAGAATGATTTGTTGTCTCTCACTACGTTATCCAGATTAGCTGGAGCTAAGCCTTTAGATGAAGCTGTAATGCAGAATATGTTTTATAGGAATCGAGGGTATGAAGCTAAGGATAGAGACAGAAGAATGCAGCTAGGAGAAGCTATAAGAGCCTCAATGGTAGGAGGTGGGGATGTAGATCAGGAAGCTATCGGGGATTTTGCGGAGGCTTATGTAAGGAGAGGAGGCAACCAAAAACAGTTTAATTCATACTTTGCTAATCAGTATGTTAATGCAACTACCTCCCAAGCAGCTCAGATGGCGGAAGGTCTTAAGTCCCACAGAGCTGTTGAGATGCAGAAGTTACTTGGTGGAGCTGATTCGTTAGGTGATTAGTTAGCCTAAATCTACCCAATCCTCAGCCAGCATATCCGTCTGCGAAGCCAGCCAGCCTGGTTGCATAGAACCCGCAGCAGTGAACATATCAATATGCGGATTGATATTAGTTGGCTCAGTGATACCAGCTTTGCTGTATGGCGTATTAGCCACAGGTCGCACGCTGTCCGAGCCTGGCACCAGTATTAGCCACATGCCTTTGCCATTCCACCCTTCTCTGGCTACCTTGTTTCCTGCTTTCATTGCTTCTATTGCTTGTCCAAAGTTCATAACATTTCTCCGCACCGTCAAAGGTGGCGCATACCTATAAGATTAGGTTAAATTAATTCAGAAGGTGAGCTATAAGAGGCTGCGTTCACAGCTCCACTCTCGTAAGCTTCTACTAGGTCGCCTAGAATCGCAGCTTCCTCCAGCTCATTTATAGCTATATGTTCGGTAAGCTCGGCTCCGCTCTCAAGGCTATAAAGACGTATCATACCTATCTCATACTGATCCCCCAGGGCAGGAACTACTGTAGCTTTAGCATTTACTGTAAGGCCATTAGATAGGGTGAATTCTATCTCTGCTCTCATATCAGGTTTGTTAGCGCGCATTTTAGTTACTCTCCTTCTCGCCTAGTATTTGATATGCGGTTATGTTGCTGCCGGCTCTTTTATCGTGTGCCCATCGCCAGTTTATGCTGCTACCGTGCCACCTATTACCAGCATACACCCTATACTCACACCCTTCTGGTATAGGACACTCACCGCCGAACCAAGGCTGAGGCGGGTTTTCTATTACTCGGTAGCCGCTCCACCTTACCTTATCAACTTCAGACGATAAAGATGTGGCCCCGTCGTTGTAAAAACAGCCGTTACCCACAGAGTATCTCTTGTATTTTATGCTGGGGTCCTCCCACACCTCGCACAGTATGTCTTTAGGTAGTACAGGGCGTTTTTTAATTAAGCTCGAACTTGTGCCTGCGCTCATAGGTGCCGACCCATCCTCCAAATAAAGCGCTGGAGACCATCCGCCACCATAGCTAACTTCTGCAATTATCGGGTATTCCTGCTCTGGGTGGTATGCAAGGATATTGACCTCATTTCCCGCTTTGTTCTTACGCTCAAACTGCGCTTTGATCTTATCTAGTTCGTTCATGCTACCTCTCCTTTCTATCTTTACTTAGTTTAATAGTATAGGCTTAAAATCACTTAACGGCCTACGTCTGTCTTCTAGCTTATTCCTAAGCAACTTAAATAGCCCCTCGAAATCCGCATGAGTATAATAGCCATCTAGTACAACTCCCAGCTCCGCTGCAATCGTAGCAATTACCTCGCTAAAACTTACGCAGTCTTCACATAACTCCTGCAAATCTTGGTGATTAAGCAGCTCGCGCTTAAACTTAGTAAACTCCTCTGAAGTAAAATCAGTCATATTAGATAACACCTGAATTGATTAGTTTCATCAGATGCCGGTGCTGGTTAAGAGCATCACTCATAGCAGTGTGGGAGTTACTATATGAGGCTGGGACTCGATGCTTAAATAACTCTCTCACAGTTCTGAAATCTCTTAGAGAGTTATAGGGCCAATTAGGCTTAAGACCCTCAGACTTTAGCATATGCTCTAGTATAGGGAAGTCAAAGTTAATACCGGCTGCCCAGAGATTTAAAGTGTAGGTGCTATCTTCTGTAGCTAGATCAAGTAGAAAGAGAAGCTTCTCTCCCGCTTCCTTATGAGATATACCAGACAGCTCACAGTAAGACAGGTTAGATGCACGCTCTCGGTCTTGTTTATGCCAAGCTACAGTATCTGGGTTTATATCATAGGTAGCACCTGGAAATGACGGCTCAATATCTATCTCATACACAACTTCTATTCCTTGGATATTAAACACTATCCCAATCTGGAATACATAAGCAGTAGGCTCTAGGCTAAGAGTCTCCAGATCTATCATTACATGCTTAATTGGTTTAGATTGTTTCTTTTGTAGTTTCATACTAGTTACCTTTTAATTTAGTTAATAGCTTCTCTATCTTGGTTAAGACTTCAGGCGCTCTAACATAGCCACGGATCTCATATAGGTCTGTAATAACATCTTTATATAACTCATGCTGTAGGTAAGCTTTGGCCCCAGCTCTGGCGCTATCTAGTTCTACCTTATTGGCGGTAAACATAACAGCTATGTGGAGATGCATCTTATATTGATGCTGCAATGCAAACGAGGTTGGCATATTCCTGTCTAACTTACTAACGCTCTCTTCTATGCAAGCGGTCATAGGAGGCAGAGGTTGACCAAACCGCTTGCCTGTTCCGTAGCATTCCAGTAGCTTATCTAATTGACTTTCGCTCATAGTAACACCCTTTTAGTTTAGTTAATAGAATCGTTAGCATCCATTCTTTCCTCTAGCTCTTCGTCCCCAAGAGGGGCTAACTCCCACCTAAATCCAGCATAGATATTAGACTTTCTATATCTCTTACCTTTGCCCGCTCCTGCTGCTTGGTATATGCTAGCTATTTTTACCTTGTGCCCTTGCAGTTCCAAACCTATAGCAGCATCAGGGGCCGTAGGCCAGTGCTTAATTAAGTTACTTTCCAGATCCAGCTGCTTGCAAGAATTCTTAGCTCTTGGAGATCCTTTCTTTTGTGCTTTCTTTGATACCCTATAAGCTAGCTGAATGGCTGGCATTTCAGGAGACCCAGACTCTACAAGTAACTGGTTAGAAGCTAGTATATTAATTAGTAGCATTATATAGACTCTCTATCAAGGCTCCCCTAGACTTGAATACGGACCTAGCAGCTCTGCGTAGACCTTCATTGTTGCCCCAACCTGCACCAACCTGGCTATTTACTAGATGGTAATAGACCTCCGTACTCTTCTTAGCCTGATCCATACTTTCCACCACAGCAAACACTACTTTCTGTGCAGGTTTATTGTTGCTGATAACCCAGACTTTGTCGTATACTTTAAACATAGCTTCCTAGCTCCCTCTTGTATCTTCAGCATTTAAGTCATCTTCCACCAGTTTTGTGTAGCCACTTATATCATGCCAGGAGTCTGCATAATCTGGGTCACCATTTAAAATCCTTCCTATCTTATGCGCTACCATTTCAAGACTCTCTTTCTTATCGTCAGATAATGTCTCCCAGTTTTTGCTGTCTGCCATAGCACGTTTAATATTCTGGGTGACTCTCGCATGTTCCGGAAACTCTCCGTAACGATTACCCCGTTCTTGTAATGTCTTATCTATGCTAGTCATATCTCTATTCTCCTTCTATCTCTTCTCTAGTTAAATATCTATAATCTACCTTACTATCATACCGAACTTCTAATGGAGCCTTATTAGCTAAGAATCCTTGCTCCGTACTTTGTATCTTACCTGCTGTAACTAGGTTCTTGACAATCTCACTTAGCTCATCTAGATCACTAAGATCCGAACTCATCTTTTTCCATATATCTCCAAACGATATAGGTAATGTAGTAGCTTCGATTATCTGCAATACTTTATGAGTAGAGCCTGCGTTCCTAGCCTTGCCAAACTCCCCGTAAGCTTTAGGCATAAAATGCTCAGTATGGTGAAGTATGGTATTAGCATAAGTAACATCTTGCGCTTCTATTGTAGAAGATAACCTTGCAGCGGTATGGATTATAGTAAGTTTTATTAAATGCCCGAGTCTACGGTTTCCGTAATGGGCAAACCTTCCATCTTCCAGAGGTTTCCAAGTAAGATATATCTCATCCAGCAACTTCATAGCTTCGTCAGTCATATCTAATGGGCCGGTACAGTTACGCTTAATAGCTTGCAGATGCTCAACTAAGAATTCTAACTCTTCCTCTTTAGGTGCATCAGGGAAAGTTATCTTTCTATGTGTAGGCTCTGCGTATACAGCTATCATTCGGCTAAAAAATCCCTGCCCCATAACTTCAGGAGGGAAAGTGTTAGCGAAAGTAGTCTGAGTGTTACCGCCTAAGATAGTGATAGTAGGATCAGGTATCTCTACCGACACCCCGTTCTTAATCTTAGACTTATATATACCTTCGTAATCCCAGAGAACTCCGAGAAGAGATACAAACTCTAAGATATTATTACCAAAGAAATCATTAAACTCATCTGCTGCTATGAAACACTGAGCAGGTGCGCCAGTTAGTTCTATATCAAGCAGGCCGTTTAAGTCAGAAGCTCCTTCATCATCAGCGCCAGCTAAGTCTAAAAGAAACTTCTCTTTAGTTGTTTTCTCCGCCGCAAAATTATTGTATCCTGCTGTTCTTAGTATCTTAGCTGCGCGTTTTATCGCGGTAGACTTTCTTGTTCCTGGTGCGCCTAATAACATTACATATAAATTTGGGTATACTTTAAAGTCTCCATGTAGAAAGTAAGCATCTCTGCCTATCCAAGCTCCTACGCCAGCTATAATTGACCAGCGCCTAAAGAATGTAGGTACTTCTGTACCCCCTGTTATATCTAAATA